ATGCATTTTCAATCTCCTCGTTTTCTGATTCCCATTCGGCCATTGATTCAGAGATACAAAACTCGTTGTCAATTTCTTGTGGAATATTCTCTTTAACCCAAATAGAATCGCCTTCAATCCCGTAGGTTTCTTCGTTTCCATCTTCCCAAATACCGCAGAATCCAATACCGCCTTCGTAGTACATGGCACGAATAGAAAAGCCCATCTCATGTAATTTTTCGTATGCACCAAGCGGGAAAGACCAAGCCGAATCAAAATAAAATGTAAGGGTCTTGTCCTTTATGTCCTTCATAAACAGGGTAGAAGATTCATTTCTGCCTATATCCCACTTAGTTCCCCACTCGGAAACGCAATAGTCGTACCAATCTTTATAGCCAAAGTATTTCCTATTAAGTTCCTCGCGCACCTTGTCCAGTTCCTTTTTGTATTCCCAGTTCCGGATTTTCATCAATTCGCTAGAATTCATAGCCCCTTCTTTTAACTCCAAAGGGATAGGGATAAACTCGTCTAGCAGTCTGTTTTGGTTGTACCCCTTGACTACTCGTTTCATCATAGCCATGTCAGGATGGGAAATTGTGATTGTGTTAGCGCACCAATTAGGCATTTTGATTCTCCTCATTTAAGTGTTTGACTTTGTGTACGAGTGTTTGTGAATACACTTCTTGTGTGCTATCAGCATTTCCAAAATTGAAATACTTATCTTCTGCTAATAGATAGGCCTCTTGATCGTTGCTGGCATCCACATAATAGATATGGTTCGTGGTGCTTTCCTCGGTAAATACAACTTCATATTTAGGCATTTTGACTCTCCTTATAAAAGTAAATTTGTTTTGTTTCCGGTGTCCAATTACGATCAGCCCATACTTTGCCGTTGTAAGACATATAGCCAACTACTTCACCATTCACCAACAATGGCGGGTCTTGCCAATTACCCCCGCCAATATCGTTGTCAGACATCCACTCGCGCACCAGCGTTTTAAGTTCATCATAGGTTTTGGCCTTGATCTTCTTAACTCTTACCCCGTAAGGCGGTTTGCGTGGGTCTTGTCCAAAGTCGGGATTTCCGCATACTTCTGTTTTGATTTCGTACATTTTTGGCCTCGTTCTTAGTGGTTTATGCCATACCGTTATCTTCGTCTGTCCCAAAATCAAATAGAACAGAATCCTTTAATTCTTGCGCCTCTTGCGCGGTATCAAATAGGTTGTTGCCATCTGAATCCGTCAAGTAGTCATCACCCATCTTGTCGAATGCCATATAACCGTCAGGGGTTTTCATTATTTCAATGTCATAAAGTTTCATAATTGGCCTCGTTCTTAGTGGTTAATAATTTGGTGGTCGCGGGTCTGCCACTTAGGAATCCGGCACTTTGTACCGTTCGGTGCATAGAAAAAGGTTTTTCTGCCGTCTTTTGCAAGGGTAAAAGTGTCTGCTTTAAACGATCTGAAATCCAATTCGCGCGCAAATTTGACCAGCGCACCGGAAGGAATAGCCTCATGCTTAGTGCTTAAATTTTCCCTGCACCGGTCGCGCCATTGCCTAGCGTTGTCGTTGAATGGTGCGCCCAGTTGATCAAGCCGGTCTAATAATTTTCTTGGCGGTTCAAAGTAATAGGGCAAAACCGATTCGCCCATCTCCTTATAAGCCCACTCATCTTTACGGCAAGATATTAAAATGACAATGGCCTCATGCTTAGTGCTATTGCCATCATTCCACCAATAAATCCCGTAGGCGGTCGATCCCTTGATTGATAAATCAGTAAGCGCGGTATTCTCGCCCTTAAACTGATCCTCAAGCCACTTCTTTTTATCCCCGTCAAAGCGGGGACTCATGCCTGTCCAGCCCATAATAATCTCCCTAGCAGTTGATTTGACTAATACGGGTTGCCCCGTTTCGGCTATATCTAAGCCCTCATCAGTTAGCCTCGTTCTTAGTGCTAAAAACAATGGCGCGGGTTTACTCCGGCAAGTTTTTTGTAGTCGTTCCATTGTTTATTTGCTCTAAAGTTTGCAATCTTCCAAACTTTGAGCCAATCGCCTATTCCCTCATCATGGCAATAGTCGCGGACTGCTTGCTTTTCATCCCCGCAAAAATCGCGGGTATTGATGATTAAATCAATGGCATTTTGTATAGTGTTTTCCGGTATAAACATTTTTTGGCCTCGTTCTTAGTGGTTTAAATTTCAAAATCAGCGTAAGTATTAAGCGCATGATCGCGCACAGAATAGCCCGTTATATGCGGGTTTCCCTCGCGGGTTGCTAGTGTTTCCATCAATTCAAGCGCGCTTTCCCTGTCGGCAAACTGCGCGATTACTTCGCTTTTTTGGGTAGTGTTCCGGTATAGGTAATAAATCATTTAAGCCCCTTGTAAATGGTTAAAAACTCCGCTACTTGTTGCGCTGATAGAATCCCGCGCGCATAGGCGCGGGCTAATGTGTAATGTGTCCAGTTGTTTTGGGTCATGCTACGGCCTCGCTTTCCATAAGTTGGTTAATATCTTTGATAAGCCCGTTTAGGTTATAGGTACAGAAAACAATCCCGCCACCATATTGTTTATTGTGGAATTTCCGACCATAAAAGGGGTGCGCCTTGGCGCGCTTTAGTGCAAGGTTATATTTTTGCGTGACAAAATCGGGCGCGGTGCGTGGTATTTCGTCATCTTTTACAAAATGTAAAAAGTGCAATACATAACGCGGGTTTCCGTTTATGTCGTTTTTAACGCGTGTAAAACTGTCAGAATTGACCATTTAAGCCCCCATCGTAAAAGGTTGTTTTTCTACTGCTTTCCGGTAATCTTCGCCTCTAAAAAGCGGGTAATTTTTTGCCATTGTTTCGTTGTAAACATTAAAATAGTAGTCCGCATCGTATGGCTCTGCGTGTTGGTTGTATTCCCGTTTAGTAATTTGCCAGTCATTACCGACCCAAAAAAGGCCGTTGTCGTAGTTGTCACAATCCAAACTATCAATAGAACCGACTCCGACCGATAGAGAACCACCAAAAAAGTTGCCGATTATCTGCGCTAATCTAGCGACCCCATAACTATCAGATCGAACCCCCAATTCCTTGGCACTATCTAGGAAAGCGCGAACACTAGATTCCCCGCCATTCCAATGCAAATAAATGCCAGTTTTTGAACCCTCAAAAGCGATTACGGCGCGATTCCCCATGATTTAAACCCCCAAAAGATTAAAAAGTTGATAAGCAAGATAAAAGCCCATAAAAGCGATACAAGCGATTAGGGCAATATTGAAAAGGTAATCAAAGCGTGGAAACATTTTTTATTCCTTGGTTAATAGTTCATCTTTAGCAACATCACTAAAGTATTCATAAAGGTTTACGGCCTCTAAATGGACTTCACTACCTAGATAAAGGTTTGTGCCGTCATCATCTTGGAATTGGTCAATCTTTAAATTTATTAAATTGAATAGCGCGTTAGTAATTTGGTGGATTTCCAATTGCGTAAATTTCCGGTTTAAGTAAATCATTTTTTAGTAATGCCTATTTCTAGGCCTTTTCCCTTTCACTCGTCAAAATTATCTAAATCGTCAATACTGCCCTCATAGTCGGCCAGCATAGACAATAGGCCGTCATGATCTTCCGATTCCCCCAATAAATCAGCAATCGCGAAAACATCCGCGCGCCTGATTCCATAGTCATCTGCTAAGCCGATCAAATACTCTTTGCGTGTCATGGTAAGCCCCTCTCAATCGTTATATTGTTTAATTGCGTTAATCATTTTTGTGCCTAGGTCGGTATCGGTGATGTCCCTGCCGATCCCGTTAAAACATTTAATCGTGTGCGTGTGAGTGTGAAAACGCGCCTTTTGCCCTGTTTCAAAAATAAAGTGCTTTTCCTGCCATCCAACATTACCGGATTGCACCGAAACATTTTTCATAGATTTAATGTGCATAAAAACCCCTTAAAGTTAAAATTCTGATCTCATCAGTTAGCGCATAACGCTAAGACGGGTTTCCCCGTTTCGATCTTCAATAATCTTTATAAACTTCGCACTTGATATAATTGGAATCTTTCCAAAGCTCTTCATCGGTAATTGCTTGTAGTGCATCAATTTCAAAATCGTAAAAACCTTCTACTTGCTGATGTTCTGTGCCGTCACCGTTGTGCCAAAAACTTACTACCCTATAAGCGTTTTGCATAATCTAAGCCCCTTATGTAGTAGGTGATTCACTATTGAATCACCTGTTATGTAAGACTCTAATGCCCGTATCTATTGACTGTCAAGTGTTTTAATAAAATATTTACTAGGGACTTTCCCTAATACGCGATAAACCCTTATAGAATCAGGGCGCGCGGGTTGTTGCGTATATGCACAAGGCCAAAAAAGGCGGGGATTGTGCGCGGGTTTATGGTACTGGCGGGAAAGGTTCGCGCGGGGCAAATCCCGAAGGGAAACAGTCCAAGGGGTTAAACCATACAAGGGTAAAACACTCATAAGCATAGAGGGAAACACTCAAGACCTAAGACCCTTTACCCATCACCTAGAATTGTCCTATACTCCGGATTAGCCAATACCTAACTTATACCTATAATGACTAAAGCACCTAAGCCCATCAAGATAACCCGCCAAGCGATCAGGGAAACGCTAAAGCAAACACCTATAGAGCAAATACTCGTAGGCGCGCACAATGTCGAAAAGGTCAATTTGACCAAAAAGCAAAAGGACTTTGCGCGTAAGGTTGCCGAGCAAGTACCGAAGGCCAAAGCCTATCGCCAAGTCTATGACAGTAAGGCAAGCCCACAATCTCAGGCCGAGCAAGCGCACCGATTAGCAAAAAACCCCAAGATTGCGTCAATGATCGAATCGTTTACCCTAGCGAATGAGGCAAGGGAATATCTAATTCCCGCACAAATAAGGACAATGGCTATACAAAATCTTGTATCCATAGCGATCAATGAGCAGGAAAAGACCAGCAATAAATTGAAAGCCCTTGAGTTAATCGGAAAAATGTCGGAAGTATCCCTATTCTCTGAAACTAAAACCCATGTTCACTTGCACAGTAGCGATGATATTAAAACCCAACTGCTCGAAGGACTGCGCCAAGCGTTCAGTAATTCACGCGGGCTAAATGATCTAGCCAAGCGTAAGGCCGAATCCCTGCTTGTAGAGTTAAGCGATACGCGCGCCCACAATGATGATGTCGAAGGCGACTATTCAGACGAGGCCACCGACCCATTCGAGATTGAGATTCCCGCGACCCCACCACCCACCGACCCCCAAAATTCGACCAATGCCGACTGTAACTCTATGCATAGTATTCCGCACATCCAATCCGGTTCAAATGTCACTCCACCAGCTGACGAAG